CTCCCTCGAGCGTGGCGCATGGCGACCAAGGCGGGGAGCGTGGAGCTCGACCACCGCTCTGTGATCCAGATCGCGCAGGCGAACCCATATAACCCGCTGCGCGGCATGGGGCCGATGCAGGCCGCGTACCGCACGGCGGCGAAGGACTTCGTGCTCGACCGCTACGACGAGGCGCTGCTCTCCAACGGCGGGAGCCCTGGGGGCGTCCTGAGCGTCGAGGGGCATCTGACGGACGCAGACTCGAGGGCGATCGCTTCGGCGTGGAGAGAGGCCCACGAGCGGCCCGACCAGCACCGGAAGACGGCGGTCCTCCCGCAGGGCACGACCTACGAGGAGATCGGCTTCTCCCCGCAGGAGATGGAGTTCGGGGACATGAGGGCCTGGAACCGCCAGACCATCATGAGCGTGTTCGGCGTCACGAAGCCGATCATCGGGCTGACCGATGGCCTGAACTACGCCTCGAGCCAGAGCGCCTTCCGCTCGTTCTGGGAAGTGACGGTGACCCCGTTCCTCGACTTCCTGGCCGACGAGCTCCAGACGAAGTTCGTCCGCCGCCTGATCGGCCCAGAGCAGATGTACCGCGTGAGCTTCGACACGAGCGGCGTCGGCGCACTGCGCGAGGACGAGGACTCGAAGGTGGAGCGGGCGCTCAAGCTCTTCGCCCAGGGCGGGCGCACCTTCCGAGAGGCGTCCGAGCTGGCGGGCATGAGCCTCGACGCCACCGAACTCGAGCACGTCGATCAGGCGTATATGCCTGCGAATCAGGTCCCGGTCTTCGGGGAGGCCCCCGCCGCCGAGCCTGTGGAAGGTGATGAGCCGCAGCCTGAGGGCGAGCCGGTCGAGGTCATGGAGGCGACGGCAGACCCCAGCATCTCCCTGAACGGCGCCCAGATCAGCTCGCTGCTGAACCTGATCGAGCAGTACGCCAGCGGGCGGCTCCCGAAGGACACGGTGATCCAGCTCATCATCGCCGCCTTCCCGTTCGATCAGGCTCGAGCCGAGCGCATCCTGGCAGAAGTCTCGCCGGGTTCGATCCCGTCTGAGGACGAGGTGCGTGGCATCGTGGACAAGGCCGTGGACGCGGACGGCGAGAACAAGGCCCTCGAGGGCGACGATGCCAAGCTCCGCGCCTGGGAAGATTGGGATCGCAGCGTGCGCCAGGAGGAGGGCAAGATCGCCAAGGCCGCGAAGCGCGTGCTGAGGGATCTCGTCCTCGCGATGCGCCGCCGCGTGCGGGAGGAAGCGATCAACCCGACCGAGCGGGCAGCTCCGAAGCGGAAGGCGATCTATACCGAGGCCGAGATCCAGCGCCTGCTCGCGATCAACATCGAGGAGTTCGAGGCCGCGATGGTCGCGGCGCTGGACCCGAAGATCGGGGCCATGATCCTGACCAGCGCCAACGGCATGGCGATGGAGATCACGGGCTCGGCGTCCACCTACTTCCTTAGCGTGCAGAACCCGAAGGTGGTTCAGTACCTCGCGGAGAACGCGCCGATCCTCAAGGGCATCGCGGAGAACCTGCGCCTCGAGATCCAGCGTGCGATCGTGCGCCAGATCAGCGACCCAGACGCCCAGTATTCCAGCATCCGCGAGGCGCTGTGGGCGACCCTCGAGGAGAGCGAAGAGTATTTCAACGCAACGCTTCTGAGCACAACGCAGCGAGCCGACCTCATCGCCAGGACCGAGACGACCGCTGCCGCGAACTTCGGCAGGCTGGGCGAGCTCGAGGCTGAGGGCTTCGAGTCCGCCGAGTGGTTCGCGAACCCTGGGGCTCGAGACTCGCACGCCTCGCTCAATGGCCGCGTGGTCCCTCTCGGCCAAGAGTTCGGCTTCGGACTGCGCTACCCCGGCGACTCGCAGGCGGGGGCCGCGCAGGTGGCGAACTGCCGCTGCGTCCTCCTTCCTGGCGTCCATCCCGAATTCACAGACCTCTGATGACGCACCAATTCCTCACCGACCTCTGCGCCACGCCGAAGAACCTGCGCTCCCGCGAGCTGCTCAACCTCAAGGCGAGCGGCCTGCCGCAGATCCGCGCGAAGGCATCCGTGCCGATGGAGACAGGCGACCGGACGCTGACCTACATCGCCAGCGACGAGACGCCTGACAGGATGGGCGACGTGATCAAGGTCGCGGGCTGGAACCTGACGACTTACAAGCGGAACCCCGTCATCCTCTGGGGCCACGACACGAGCAACGTGCCGCCGATCGGGCGAGCCACGAACGTCCGCCGCAGCGTCATGGAGGACGGCAGGGCCGCGCTCCTGGCGTCGGTCGAGTTCGCGCCGCCTGAGGCGCACGAGTTCGCAGACACGATCTACCAGCTCTCCAAGGGCGGATTCCTCAACGCCGTCTCTGTGGGCTTCATGCCCCTCGAGGCCGAGGAGGCCACCGAGAAGGAGAAGGCTGACCTGGGGATGCCGCCGTATGGCGTCATCTACTCGAGCGCGGATCTCCTCGAGATCAGCGTGGTCTCTGTTCCCGCCAACCCCTCCGCGCTGGTGACCGGCGCGAAATCACTCGCGGCGGCGGGCCTAGTTGGCGACCGCACCGTGGACCGATTCCTCAAGACCATTCCCATGACCGAAGACGAACTCGCGAAGCGCCTCAAGGCCAAGATCCGAGGCTTCGTGGATCTTGGAGCTCACACAAAGGCCGACCCCGGCACGCGCTCAGTGGGCGACGTAGTGCGCTGGGATAGCAGCGGCGGGTCCGCTGAAGGTCAGATCGAGCGCATCGAAGACAGCGGCACGATCGACATACCGGACAGCTCGTTCAGCGTGGAGGGCACCGAGGAAGACCCGGCTGCTCTGATCCGCCTCTACGAGGACGGCGAGCCGACCGAGACCCTGGTGGGCCACAAGTTCTCCACACTCACGAAGGTCCGCGAGGTCGCGGAGTCTTCTGAGGAGCCTGCTGATCCGGAGCCTGCCGAGAAGGCGGCGAAGATGATGGGCGTCGAGGAAGCGATGGGTCACATGAGGATGGCGATGGAGTGCCTCATGAACCTCGAGGACTACGACGACGAGGAGATGGGCATGAAGCCCGACGAGGAGGAGAAGGGCTCCGGCTACAAGGACGAGGAGGAAGAGGAGAAGAGCCTCACCTCATCGTTCGCCCACCTTGTTGACGCGCAGGCCGAGCAGGCCCGCGCACTGAGCACACTGGTCGATTCTGTGAGCGATCTCACGGTTCGGATCCGCGACTTCGGTGGTGAGCGTGCTGGCGGACCTGGTTCGCCCGATGGCACCTCACCCGCTCCGGCGTCGCCCCCGGCTGTAGACGTGAGCCTGCGATCTGTGACTGATGACTTCCTGAACCGACTGCAACAACTGAACCATGCAGAACATTGAGACCGCGCTTGAAGCGCAACTGAAGACGCTCGGGGATTCCCTCGAGCGCACTATGGGTGACTGGCGTTCTGAGGACGCTGCGAACCGCCAGAAGCTCGAGGACCAGATCCGTGGACTTGAGGACGAGATCGGAACCGTGAAGGGCCAACTGACCGAAGCTCGGTCGATGTCTCTTCCTGGGGTCGTGGCCGCTGATGAGTCGCAATCTCGCGAGTCCTTCAGCATGGCCCGCGCCTGCCGCGCTCTTGCCCGGAAGGACTTCAACGATGCGCCCTACGAGCGCGAGGTCTTCTCCGAGATGAAAGAGAAGGCGATGAGCCAGGGCACCGACACGGCGGGCGGCTACATCGTCCCCGAAGAGGCCATCACTCAGGTCATCGAGAAGCTCAAGGCGAACGTCATCGCCTACGATCTGGGAGCTCGAGATATGCCCTGCACGGGCGTCCCCGTCTCGATCCCGAAGCTGACCACCGCCGCGACGGGCTACTGGGTCAACGAGAACTCCACGATCACCTCGAGTGATCTGGGCTTCGAGCAGATCAACATGACCCCGAAGACCGTCGCCGGGCGGGTCATCCTCTCGAACCTCCTCCTCGAGACCTCGACTCCCACTGCGGACTCGATCATCGAGCAAGACCTTGCCCAGCAGCTCGGCCTTGCGGTTGACCTCGGCGTGCTCAACGGCGGCGCTGGTGGCGGCGCTGGCGAGCCGACAGGCATCATGCAGACCGCTGGCGTGGGTACGTTCACGACCGCGCTGACGACTGCCGCCCCCCCCACGGTGGACGAACTGATGGAGGCGATCACCGACCTCGACAGCGCGAACGCGCTCCGTGGCCGTCTGGGCTGGGCGATGCACCCGATTGCGCTCTCCAAGTGCCGCTTGATGGAAGAGAACGGTGGCGCGGCTTACGTCCCGATCACTTCGGTGAACACTTCCGCAGGCTTCGCGGACACGCTCTTCGGCTATCCCGTCCGCACCTCGACGCAGATGACTGCGCCGGGCGTCGGCACGGACTCCCGCTCGATGCTCTTCGGCAACTTCGACGACGTGATGATTGCCCGCTGGGGCGGGATGCGTCTCCTGGCGTCCGACACTTCGGACGACGCCTTCAGCAAGGACCAGACTCACATCCGCGCCACCATGCGCCTGGATGTCGCTGTTCGCCACGCTGAGTCTTTCACCTACGCTTCCTGATCCACGGAGGATCCAGATATGAGTCTCTCAGACGTTGCCGCCATGAAAGCGGCGGTCGGCATCATTGCCGACGACTACGGTGCCGTCACCACGGACGGCACGGGCATCGACACGCGCGGCTATCATCAGGCGCTCGTCGTCCTGAACGTCGGCACGGTCACGACCAGCCTCGACGTAAAGGTGCAGCAATCCTCGGATGACGGCAGCTCGGACGCTTACGCCGACATCTCCGGCGCGGCCTTCACGCAGGTCACGACCGCGAACGACGTGACCGTCTACGTCGCTCGCGTCAACCTCGACGCGACGGAGCGGTACATCCGCGTCGTTGGCACGGGCGTGGGCGCGAGCCAGTCCTATGGCGTCGATGTCGTCCTGACCCCGTACTACACGGGCGACGGCAGCGCGATGGCCTTCGAGGTCTGATCTGACGCGGCAGGGCGCTCGAACTCCTCGAGCGTCCTGCTGCTCCCCCCTGCGGGGCAAGCTGGTCGTGGCTGGTGGCGATGCGTTCGCCTCAGTCATCGCGCTCTCGCAGCCGACGAACACCGCGCACGCCATCGCGTGCGAGATCAACATCTGAACCAGAGGCCGCGAATGAAGTACCGGGTGAGAAAAGGAAGCCAGCTCGTGTACCCCGATGGGACGCTCCGAGGGGAGCGGGGGTACATCATCGACGCCGACGATTGGAAGGAGCGCCGGACGCTGATCGAGCAGGCCGAGGTTTTGGAACGCCTCTCCGAACGGCAGACTCCGGCTTCACCTCGTGACCTCGATCGGCTCACCTCCTCCGCACCTGTGGAGGAGGCCGAGCCGGTCACTGCCGACGAAGAGCCGAAGCCGAAGAAGAAGCGCAAGGGCATCCTGCGCCGCAAGAGGAAGGAGGGCGAGGAGTGAGCGCCTACAGAGTGACCGAAGGCGCAACGCTCCTGTGGCCGGGCGGCATCGTCCGCGCAGAGAGCGGCGAGTTGTTTGAAGGCTTCGAGGATGTCGGGCGCCCGGCAGGCCGAGACTTCGCGTCTGCGCTCCTGTGGGAGTCCCGCGCCAAGATCACGCAGGTGGTCGATGAGGTCGATGGAGAGGTGCGCTGCGATATGCCTGCCGATGTCCTCCAAACCTTTACGTTCTTCAATGGCTCCGCGCCTGAGGGGCCGAAGCCGAAGAAGAAGGCCAGCGCGAAGAAGANCAAGGCGGCACAGGCCGACAAGACTGACGCATGAACGCCACCACGATCGACCGAGTGAAGGCTCTGCTGGACATCAGCTCGAGCAGCTACGACGCCGTGCTCACCACGATGGTGGCAGCGGCGACTCGGAGGATCGAGAACTACATCGACCGCCCCCTCGAGGCGAAGGAGCGGACGGAGACCTACCCGATCAGGCCGCGCCAGGACGTGCTATTCCTTCGGGCCTACCCGGTCACGGCAGTCGCGTCGATCAAGCTGGCGCTGGACTGGGACTTCGCGACAGCGACAGCGGTGAACTCGAGCGACTACAAGTTCGACGCAGAGACGGGGATGGTCAACTTCCTCTATTACCCGATCAACAACTGGAAGGGGAACAACCTCGCGACAGCGCCGAACGTGATGCAGGTCGTCTACACGGCAGGATTCGCGGCTGACACCGCCGCGCTGATCTCGGCCTATGGAGACATCACCTACGCCGCCGACGTTCAGACGGTCGCGATGTGGCGCCGTCGAGACAGCCCCCAGGGCGCGAGCATGAACGTGGGCGGCGCGTCGATCAACTACGAGAAGCCGCTGTCGCTAGTCCCTGACGTGATCGAGGCGCTGACGCCTTATCGCCGATTGAGGTTCGCCGCGAATGGTTGATCGTGAAGTGGAGCGCGGATCCGGGTGGAGCCTGATGATCCAGAACGGCAAGCTCTTCGCAGCGATGGTGCGGAAGCCGGAGCTGCTCGCGAAGAACATCCGCACGGCGTTCGTCGTGGCGAGCGGCAGGCTTCAGAGCGAGGTCGTGAAGGGCTTCTCTGCGACTTCGACGCGGGCCGTGTCGAAGCCCAGGGCCGCAGCGATCGGCTCGAGGACGGGCGCCCTGGCGCAGTCTGTGAAGGGCACCGTGAAGGGGCGCACCCTTGACGACATCCGCATCATCCTTGGGGCCGGAAGCCGCACCGCCTTCTACGCGCCGACGCAGGAGTTCGGTACGGTTGGCGCAGGCGGCACGCTGCCGGACATCAAGCCGAACCCGCCCAGGAAGTATCTGACGATCCCG